TGAACCCAACAGTTCCTAAAGAGCCAGTCAAACTAAGCCCTGACCCAAGTCCTTGAACAACTTTTGATGCTGTACCAAGACCGCTAACTAACCCCCCGCCCAACTTCATAATTCCACCCAGGCCGGTCATCATAGGTCCGGCAGCAGCCGCCATTCCAACCAGTGAAATAATACCTTTTTGAACCTCAGGAGATAAATCGCCGAATGCCTGTACTGTTTCCCGTGCAACTCCAATCAGGTCTTTTGCAATCGGTAAAATCACGTCTGATAAATCCGCGCCTAATGCATTAAGTTCATCCTTTAAAGCAGAGAGTTGACCTAAGGCTGTTTTTGCTTGTTCAGCCATCAATCCGCCAAAGTTTTTCTCCATTCCTGCCAATATGTAATCAATTGCGTTTCCGGCCGGAATCAATCCTTGCTCGGACATTTTCATCACTTCTGCGGTAGTTAATCCCATTGCATCCGCCAGGTACCGCCATGCAGGAATACCAGCCTCGGTAAGTTGCATCATTTCCTGCGCGGAAACTTTCCCTTTTGCTTGCATCTGACCCAACGCCAGGGTGATACGATTAATACCGTCTGAACCCAAACCCAATCCGGCAGTTGCATCACCAATATCTGTAAGCATTGGGATAACACGCTCAGATTCAAAACCGAATGCCATCATACGCCGGGCTGCATCCTGTAATTCCATGAATTCAAATGGCGTCGCTTTTGCGAAGTCACGTAATTCATTCAAGTAGTCCCCGGCTTTTTGAGCGGAACCAAGCATGGTTGTAAATGCAACTTTGGATTGCTCCAGTGCTGCTCCAACGCCAAAAATTCCTTTTGCAGCTAACAGTGCAGGCACTGTGATACCCAGTGTTAACTTGGTACCGGTTACCATCATCTTATTCCCGTATGAATTTAGATCCTTACTAAATTTATCCAGTTCTCTTTTAGCCGGATCGGAAGTCGCACCGATTTCAATGAACATGGAAGCGATTTTTCCAACAGAAATGGTCATTTACTCTCCTTTCATTCGGGCATGGTTTTGTATTTCAAAATCAATTTCTCCAACCTCACGCCAAATAGCAGGTGCTTTAGCTAAGTCCCACGGTGCTACATGATACATTCGCGCAATCTTACTGAGATAGAGATATTCAATTAATTCTGGAGATGGTGAGTCAAACAAATCAGGCGCTGTTATCCAGCGCATCAATCTTTTTTTTCGTCGTCTCCAACTTGCATATCTTTCGTTATAGCGCTTGAAATTTCTACCAGAAACTGGGTCGGAAGCTGTCTTAAGGTAGCCTCAGTAACTTCAAGCGAATTCCCGTCATCATCTACTAAATCCCAAGCCGCAATTGCTTTTTCGAGTTGTTTTGGTATATCTAAACTTTCATCGAGGAATTCGGGGGTAATAACGTTTATGTGATATGAAATTGAAAGTACTTCTCCTTGAAACTGGATATCCAGTTTTTTGATCTTTTTTTGCAAATCAGATAGTTTAATCATTGTTCTCCCAGTGACCTATAAGGTTTGAACATCAGTAATAATGTCCAATTGAAATGCTTTGCCCCAGGTTGCATCATGTATCACGGCCATTGTGTACTCCATCGCATAAATTCCTTCCTGATCTTCGAGTTTTCCAACGTTCGAAATTTGTGCAGGGAAATCCAATTGCAGGTCGTAATAATAAGTTGATGCAATCAATGCCCCGGTTGCCTTGATCCGGCACCACTTGGTCGCACCACTTCGCATCGTGGCAAGCAATCCCATTCCGACCGTATCAGATGCGAGTTTCAATTTAGCTTCAAGTTTTGGTTCTTTTTCTACAACCACCGGTTCATTACCTACTGGCCATGCCAGGTTGATTTTGTCAGTCAATCCCCAAACAAGACTAAACCCTCTCGTCATTGCGGATGCTCCTGCCAATCCGGCTTGCGTATCAGCAATATAGAACTTCAAATGCGCTGGAAGAATGGGTTTAGGTGTCAGGCTGGTAGGAGCTGCAGTTAATGTAATTCCGGTTTCCATTGGTCCACCCAAACCACTGCCAGAAAAAGAAACTTCAGAGCGGTTGAAGGTAAGCTCTAAACCGGCCAATCGTACATCTTTGCTTCGCCAGGCACTGTTTGCATCCCCCTGTTCAATCGTCAACGACTTTCCGGCATCCTCACCATCCGTATCACTTAAAAAAGTCCACTTATAGGCAGTAGTAGCACCTTGTTGCGTTGGTGTTGGTTGGCTGAGTAGCGAGGCTAAAAGATAAAGTATTTCGTTATAAGTCAGTTTTCCGGTTACGTCCACAGCGGACCAATCCTTGTTTACTGTAACAAAAGATGGATATTTATTGCCGGATGCGGTAAATTGATCAGCTTCGACAGATACAGATGGAATAACACTGCAAGCCAAAAGTTTCTTATCTGCTGGTACAGCAGTCCCAACTAAGGATTGGATACCGATTTGAGCGGTTTGAAAAACACTTGCTTTTTCTCCCATGATAAACTCCTATTGTGTAAAAATTCTGTAATAATGCCCCAGGTGTTTGTAATATTCGCCGGATTCAGTTTCGGAATATCGAAACTCCTCTTCCTGAACGGCACCGATTACACCTGTACCTGAAGCTTTGTGGATTATGGATTCAATCAAGCTGACAATCGGTGCAAGCGTTGAATAGTTTCTACCTTCGCCAACCGCCTTGATCAACCAAACTTCATCCATCATGATTTTGTCCACGGAATTGTTGGTAACAGGACTTCCGTAAACAAACTGGAATACAACGTAGGGAAATACAGTATTTTGTGGTGCTTCATCAATAAAAACCCGGTTCCCGATTAATGCTTGTAATTCAGCATTCACAGTAAGCATTGAAACGATCCATTGATCAGCACTAATCACACTCATCTTGCAAGCCTCTTAAAAAGCTCTCCGATTGCTGTTTTGAAGATCGGCCATGCATGCTCTGCAGCCGGTTTGAGAAAAGGTCGCGCTGCCATTTTACTTGTACCAAGTTCAAGATTAACACCATACGCTGCCCCAACATTGATCCTTGCACTACCCACCTTTACTTTTTGTGCCTGAATTGAGTTTGCCAGGTGCCCGGTATCGATCGCCGGAGGTTCACTAGGTGCACTTGCTTGGTGAACTATCTTTCCACGCTGGTATAATCTCCCGTGCTTCGCGCCTGCCATTGAGTTGACAACATAGGCCAGAATATCATTTGCAATTTTCTGTACAATATTATCAGTTTCTACTGGCAGGCGCTGGATCAGTTCAGGGATCCGATTATCTGTGATCGTAACGCGCCACTGGCTCATTTCACCTCAATGCAAACAACACGTAAAGCCGTATTATGGCTTTTCCGAACAATACCGAGAATTTGAAACTGCCGGCTATTAATCTGCAGTTGGCAAGTTTCGTCAATTACAGTTTCACTCGGTAAAAAAACTGTGTATCCAATCACGTTAGACATTCTGGAAGCAATTTCCTTCTCTTCAGCAGATTTTCCAACCGAACCAATCCGTCCATTCACAATCGATGTTGTTTGCCATACACCTGTATCTCCACCACCGCTATCCGGGTTGGTAGCCAAATTCTGAACATAAACCGTCTCAGGCATATTTTCTTCACGTACCGCCCGGATGTCATCCAGTTCGGAATCAGTTATCATTTACACCTCCATGTCTTTCGGA